AGTATTGAAAATCAAACAGAATAAAAATTGTAACCAGTTGTAACCAGTTACTTTTTAATTACTATCTTTACCAAATGATACTAAACACACTATACTTTTTAGCTAGGTTAATTACTTTGCCTATTAAATTTGTTGTTATTTTGGAGTTGTTAGATTATTTGTTATATTTGTAAACATGAATTATAACGAAATCATTAATACTATTATAAAGCATGAGCAGTATAAGAGATTTTGTAAGAAACTTTGTAAAGGTAATAACTCTAGTATTTATGAAGATATGTACCAAGAGTTTATACTGGCAGTACTAGAGTATGATAAACCTAAACTAATAGAACTACATAATAACAAGCAATTAGAATACTTTTGTATGGGTATTATATTTAGACAAAACAGCTACCGAGTTAAACCAGCAGTATTTAACCCTTGTCAATCTCCACTATATGAAATATCTAAACATAGTAAAGAGTTAACTTTGGACTGTAAACAAGACTTTTATAACATAAATATAGATATAAACGCTAATAAGATTTTAGACTATGTATCTAAGGATAAGTCAATTAAAGTAGAAGATTGGTTATTATTAACTGAATCTTTAGATAGGAGTTTAATAGATATTAGTAAAGAATCAGGCATACCATACATAACACTAAAGGTTAAACGTAAACGATTAAAAGATAAAATTAGAAACAATGTTAATATTTGAATTAATAGGTTGTATTTGTTTAGCTTTCTTTATTACCAAAAGCTATTGGATAGATGTAGTTAAATTACTTTTAGCTCATTATAAGATATGGTATAATAAAGATAGATACTTACCAGATGAACCAGCATACCTTTATACTAAATCTATTAAACCTTTTGATTGCCCTAAGTGTTTATCATTTTGGCTAAGTATTTGCGTATGTTATTATAATTCATTACCTTTGTATCAATGTGTATTACTATCAATGATTAGTTTTACAATAGCTAAACTATATGACACCAAAGGAAGTAGTAATTAAACATAAAGACTTTATTACAGTTATAGCAACTTGTAGACATTTACCTCAAAATGATAACATTCATTTAAAAGAGATTGTAGAGGCTTGGCAAACAGAACTAAAGAATATTAAGTCTAAAGTTGTTTACTCTGATTGTGGTTCTTGTGGTGGTGGTTGGATAGCTCAAGTTAAAGACTTTTATGTATATGCTAAAAAAAACGAATGGATATGAAAAAACTATTATTACTTAGCATAATCCTATTAGGATGTGCTAAACCTAAACAAATTGAACCTATTGAACTACCAGCAATTAACACGCCTATTGTAGTAGCTTCAAAGTATGTAGAAATATACATAACTTATGGTGCTGTAAATAACTTCTGCTCTGTTAAATGGTCTTATGACCCTGAAATAGATTCTGCTTATACTTCTAATAACTCTTTAACTAGAACTATTAGAAACTATACTAATAGTGATTCAATCTATATTAGCACTCGTTCACAAGTAGCAAACATACAACAAACTAATACAGTTATGGTTGTAGTAGATGGTGTTATAAAAGAACAGTATTCAGGAGTTCAAATGGATAAAAAGATAAAATTAAACTAATGGCAAGAAATAGAACATATCTATCTAATCTATTAGAATATGCTTTTATTTATATAGAAGAGTGTGAATCTAAACGTAAAGAACAGCTATCAAATAAAGGTGATATTGTTGAGATTGCAGATAGAAAAAACCCTACTTTAGATTATTTTCTAACTATTTGGTTGCCAAAGAATTGTAAAAAGAATAAAACAATAAGCAGAAGCACCTATTATCGTTGGATTAAATGGGATAATACTGATAAGCAGAGAGTTATAAATGAGATTGATAATTTATTTAAAGCGTTGCAATTAGATGTAGCTGCTAATGAGGGTAAAGGTATTCAATATCTTAAGTATAAATTTGGATGGACTGATAAAAATCAGACTGATATTAATCTAACTAACTTTAATGCAAACTTCGGTAACCCTATACCAACCACATCAGAACCAGAATAGGATTCATTACAGCATAAACAATGATCCTTACAAATACTATGTATTAAACATTGGTAGACAGTTTGGTAAGACTATGCTAGCAATGAACCAAACTTACTATTGGGCTTTTAATCAGAATAACATTCAATGTGCATGGGTATCACCTATCTATAAACAATGTAAGAAAGTCTTTGATGAAATGGTTAAGGCATTTGAGGGAACCGGATTAATACAATCTAATGCTACTGACTTAATAATTAAGACCAAAAACGGTTCTACTATTCAATTCTTTAGTGCAGAGCGTTACGATAACATAAGGGGTTTTACATTTGATTACCTTGTTTGTGATGAGTTTGCTTTTATGAGTGAACAAGCATGGACTGAAGTATTAAGAGCTACTGTATTAGTTAAAGGTAAGAAAGTACTGTTAATCTCAACACCTAAAGGTAAGAATCATTTTTATAACCTATTTAACTTAGATGGCTTAAACCCACAGTACAAGTCGTTTAAGATGACTTCTTATGACGGTTTAGCATTAGCGGATGAAATAGATGGGGCTAGGTTTACACTTCCTGAAAACGTATTTAAACAAGAATACTTAGCTGAGTTTGTAGATAATGGTAGTGGTGTATTTAAACAATTACCAATAAATGACACCCCTAAAGATACTGGTAGGTATTATGCTGGTATAGATTTAGGTAGGGCAGATGATTACACCGTATTAACTATCATTAATGACTTAGGTCAAATGGTACATTGTGAACGTTGGCGACATAACACATGGCAATCAATAGTTAATGAGTTAGTTAAAAAGTTAAAAGCCTTTAAATGTAAAACCTATGTAGAGGTTAATAGTATTGGAGATGCTATCTTTGAACAAATAAGAAACCAATATAGTGATGTAGAGCCATTTACAACCACATCTAAAAGTAAACAAGACGCTATTGAATCATTACAAGTAGCTATACAGAATAAAGAATTTACCTCACTTAACATAGATTGGTTATTAAAAGAGTTTGATATGTTCACCTATGAGTACAGCCATAAGAGTAGAAGTATTAAATATACAGCCCCTTTAGGTTTCCATGATGACGGTGTTATGTCTTGTGCCTTTGCTTATAAAGCATTAAAAGACCTTAAGACTTCGGGCATGATTATACTAGATTAAGATATACTTTTTAAGGTTTTTCGTATTATATTAGTATGAAATTACCTTATCGTTTTGAAGATATGACTTTGGCTCAATTCATTAAATTATATGAATTAGACCAAAATAAAGATATTGATACTATTGATAAGAACGTCAATAAGTTAGCTATCTTATCTGGTAATTCAGTAGAGGCTATTGAGTTACTAGATTTAAAGCATATTAGATACTATCTAACTAAAATCAATTACACATCAAACGTACCTAAAAACTTATCTATACCTAAACGTTTTTGGTGTGGTAAGTATTTGTTAACTCCTACAATGTCATTACAAGAAATGGGGGTTAATCAGATGGTGGATTTCTTTAGTATCATTAAGGCTAATAACAATAATTATATTTCATGTGCTAATGATTTATTAGCTGTGATGTTTAAACCATATAAGTTTATAGGCAAATCAAAGTACAGCCCTGATGCCCATTCTAAAATAAGCAAACAGTTGTTAAGTGCAAAGGTGGGGGATTGTCTAGGGCTGCTTTTTTTTTACTTAGACTTATGGATGAGATGCGAACCACTTATTCTGACTTATTTGGAGAACAGCAACAAGACGATAGAAGAGATAATGAAAGAGATACAGAACGACAAAGAGTTTCAGGATTTCTTGATACGTGGGGATGGGAATATAATATAGATTTAGTAGCAGAAAGTGAGAGAGTAGGGTGGGAATACATCTATATTAATTGGAATGTAATAAGTTTTATGAATAGATTAAGTTACTTAAAAGATAAAGGTAAATTTTTAATAGCGTTAAATGGCTCTGTATGATGAAATAGAATTGTTGTTAACTGAGTTTGGTGAAGCCGTTAAAGATGACTTACAACAATCGTTAAGAGATAAGGGAGTAACGTATGGCGGTGGTGATAGTAGATTAAGTGCAAAGATAGAGTTTGAGGTTAATGCAATTAGTGGAGGTATTAGTTTTAAGTTAAAGATGCCTGAGTATGGTGAGGCGGTAGATAAGGGTAGAAAATCAGGGACACCACCACCAATAGCACCTATTAAAGACTGGATTAAACGTAAAGGAATACTAAAGAGTGAAAAGGTAGTTAAGGGAACTAGAAAGACTAAGAAACCAAGACCATCATTTGAAAAGAGATTAACGTCAATGGCTTATGGAATATCTAAGAACATTGGTAAAAAAGGAACTATAAAAAGATTTGGATATAAAGGTAATAATTTTTACAGTGATGTAGTAGATGACGGTAGATTAGAGAAGTTACAAGCTGACTTAACAGAGTTACTAAAGACAAACATAGGAATAGAGATAATAGATTTAACAAAAATATAATGGCATTAACGGTATCACAAACACCTCAACTATACACACCAGCTTATAATGCTCAAACATTTAGAGCTTTATCTAATCAGATAGCAGTAACAGACTTTAAATACATTGTTACAGTTCAAGTTAACGGTGGCACTATATTTACTTTTGATGTGTTACAACGTCCCGATGGATATATTATTTATGACCCTATCGAGATTGTAAAGAATTATATTACCAGAGATTACTTTAATCCTAAGTTATATCAAAGTGGTAGTTACGCTTTAGCAACTGGTAAAGCTGCAACCGTACAAGTAAAGATTAAAGAATACTACACAGCAGCAGTTCAAAGTACTTACACTTATGACTATACTGTTTGGGATGCTTGTTTAGATAACGATGACTTTAATGTGTTTAACTATACAGCTTATGTAATTGATGGGGCTAGTATTTATCCTTTATCAACTATTGCTAACGTTTATCCTACTATCAATATTGAATCAGGCGATTACTTTATGCACTTCTTTAGAAATGGTGCTACTAAAGTTACACTTACTACATTAGATGAAACTCAGGGAGTAGTAGATAGTGTAGATATTGCTTTAAATACTGGTAACAATTTAATACACTATATTGATTGTGGTTATAATAGTTTAGTAGCTTTAGGAATGACTGCACCACAAGACGGTTGGAGTGTAGTAGTTGAGATTAAAACGCCAGCATCGCCTAGCGGATTTACAGTAGTTTATACAGAAACTTTATTATTTAAATCAGAATGTACTAAGTATGATAAGTATGGTTTATTCTATTTAACTCGTGCTGGTAAGAAAGACTACATGGACTGTAATTTTATTAGCCAAACTAGTATTAGTAAAAAGAATAATGATGTTAGATTAAACCCTAATAAAAACGGTGCTTCTAGTTACGGTAGTAATATTTGGGATGCTGAAAAGTTTATAGTTAGCACTCAAACAACTAAACAAATACTGTTAAATAGTGATTGGATTAGCCAAAGTCAATCAGCACAATTAGAAGAGTTATTTGATAGTCCGGTAGTTTATTTAAAAGATTATACGGCTAACAGATACCACTCAGTAACTATAACAGATAATAGTTATTCAATTAAAAGAACAGCAAGCGATAAACTATTTAACTATTCAGTAACTGTTGAGTATGGTACACAAGAAACTAGACAAAGAGGTTTATAATGGTAAGCACTAGATTAGAAATATTAAATACAAGTCAAGCAATAGCTAAAGATATTCCTATATCTATTAACTTTGTTTTAGCAGATGTTAGAGAACCTGATAAGCGTAATGCTTCATTTAGTAAAACGATTAGCTTATACGCTACTAATGAGATTAATAAGTTATTTGAGAATATATTTGAGGTTAATATTAGCACTCAATACTTTAACAAGAACTTAAAAACTCCAGTTAAATATTATGTAAATGAGTTATTAAACTTTGAAGGTGATTTACAGTTGATTAAAATTAACTTACAACCTGATAACAATATAGTTTACGAGTGTAGCATTATTGGTGCTGGAGGTTCTGTATTTGTAGAAATAGGTGATAAGTATATAACTGGGAATGCTGATAGTGCTGATGACTTAGACTTTAGTGCTTATAACCATACTTACGATAGAGATACACAAATAGCTACTCGTGCTAACTTAGGTAGTGGTATAGATGTATTATATCCTTTTATTGATAGAGGTTCTAATGGTGGTTCTGATACAGTATTTAGTGTAACTGATTTCTTACCTTGCTTTACGGTTTATGAATACATAAGTAAGATATTAACTAAAGCTGGTTATACTTTTACAAGTTCTATCTTAACGAGTGCAATGGCTAAGAATGTGGTTGTTACACCTAATATTATTAGCGTACCATTATCGTTAAGTCAATTACAAGATAGACAATTTTATGTAGGTTTAGCAACTGATACAGCTATAACTATTGGTGCTACTACTACTGTATCTCATAATTTAGAAACAGCCCCATTCTTTGATTTAGGTTCTCAATACGCTGGTAGTGTTGCTACATTAAATGATAGTGGTAATTATAATATAGCAATATCTGAAAAGATAAAGTTAAATTTTACACATACAGACCCTACCGTTACTTATATGACTACTCGAATATTATTAAATGTTCGTATAGAGAAATCAGTAGATGGAGGTTCAACTTGGACTGTTGAAAATATTAACGGTGTTATATTCCCTACATTAGTAGCACTAACTAACTTAGCTGTTTATAATAAAGCAACTGATTACTTTACTACAAATGAAGTAGCAACTGGCGATAACTTCTATAACGCTGGTACTCAATTTAGACATAGATACCAAATAGTTTATAGTGCTAATCCAGTATATTATAATGCTTCAGATGTGGTTGTATCTACTGGAACTGGTACAGTAACATTAACTATGTTAAGCGGTGCTTTAGGAACTTCATTTTATGCCTTAGCAACTGGTAAAAATGTAATGGCTGGCAACACAATAGAAGTTAATAATGCTTTACCAACTAAGATTAAACAAAAGGATTTATTTAAGTCTATCATACAAGCCTACAATTTATATGTAGATGTAGATAAAACAGATAACACTAATCTAATCATTGAGCCTTATGATGACTTTTATGATGACGAGATTATTAACTATGAGAATAGAACTGATTTAAACAAAGAGCAAACAATTAACCCTAACTTATTAGAGGGTAAAAAATACATCTATACTTATAAAACTGATAAAGACTTTTACAATAATGAATACTTTACGACTTATAATGAAGTGTTTGGAACTGAGCAAATAGATGTAGAGAATGATTTTATTAAGAGTGAAAAGAAAACAGAGATAGCTTTTAGTGCTACTCCTAATGTGGCTAACTATGGTTTAGGAATTGCTATGCCTCGTATCTTTACTAAGGACGGTACAACTATTAAACCATTAGCAGCTAATATAAGATTGTTGTATGTAGGTGGTGTTAAACAAACTAGTTTACCATATACTTACAATGATACAACTAATGCAACACCTAACTTAATTACTTATGATTATTTGTATGCTGGTCATACAGATGACCCATTAAATCCTACTTTAGATTTAAACTTTGGAATACCTAAAGAGGTTTACTATTCTTATCCTCAATCATACTTTACAACTAATAACCTTTACAATAGATTTTACTTAAACTATGTAAATAACTTAATTAGTAGAGATAGCAAGTTTGTTACTAAATACTTATGGTTAAGTTCAAAAGATATTAACGAGTTTAATTTTAGACATAGATGGTTTATTGATGGTGCTTACTACATTGTAAATAAGATTGTAGATTATAACCCATTAAATGAAACGTCTACTAAAGTTGAGTTAATTAAGTTATTAGATACGGTAGCTTTTACTGCTAGTAGTGTTTTATTATCAGATAGTCCTACCATTAATACTGGTGGTTTAATTAATAACAGAACTATAAATACATCAAGTAGTTTAGGAAACGGAAACCAAAACAGAGGTACAAACAGCTTCGTAGTAGGTGATAATAATATCATTCCAGAAAGTGCTAGTAACGTAATGATACTAGGTAATAACGTTACAGTAGCAGAAGATAGCGATGGTTTTGCATTAATTAATAATACTGTTTTACCTAGCATAGTAGCACAGTATGGTGCAATTAGAACTGTTACAGCTAACTATAATGTAAAGTTTTATGATAGCACTATTTTAGTAGATGCAACAAGTGGAAACATAACAATAGATTTATCAATAGCTAGTACTTCATTAGCTTACAACTCTATCAATGTAAATATTAATGGTACTGATTACGCCTTTGATATTAGTAAGATAATCACTATTAAAAAGATAGATAGCACAGTAAACACAGTTACTTTAGACAACTTAACTAACTTAATTGATGGTGCAACTACACAAGTATTAACAAATCAATATGAAGCCTTAACTATTCAATGGGATGGCATAGATTGGTATATTTTATAAGATAATGAGTTATATAGATAGAACATTAGACACATTTATAGAAATTGCTAGGACTGGCAAATACAATGGTAAAACTGCACACGCATTTAATATACTAGGTCGTAGAGCTGGCTTTACTTCAACAAGTGTATTTAACGATGTTAAGGAATATGATAATGCTGTTGCTAATATTGCAACGCTATCAAATAGTACTTTAGATATTATTAGTTCAAGTGCTAGTGATACTAATACTGCTGGTACTGGTGTTCAACAAGTAAAAGTAGTTTACATTAATAACTCAAATGCTTTAGTAGAAAGTGCAGCTATTAATTTAAATGGCACTACATTAGTAACAAGTGTATTGACTGGTGTTAATTTCGTTTTATGGATGGAAGCCGTAACGGTTGGTAGTGGAGGTGTAGCTGCTGGTAATATACGTTTAAGAATAAACGGAGGTACAGTAGAAGTAGAGCGAATTAGTTTAGGTGGCGACAAGTCAATGAGTGGGTGTGCAATGATACCAACTGGATATACTGGATATATAACGTCAATACAAGGTACAGCTATTGGTACTAATCAGGATATAAGATTAAGAGCAACCGTAAATACATTAGATAGAAGTTTATCAACTGTATTTCACTATGTAGATAATTTATACTTAGCAAGTAGTCAAACTGATAGAAGTGAATTTCACTCTTTAAAACTTCCTGCTTTGTGTAAAATAAAAGTAAGTACAATTAGTGGTGCTACTCCTGCTGCAAATAGAGCAGATGTATCATTTAATTTAATTTTAATAGCTGATTAATATGGCAAATTTAGTAGTAGTAAGTACAACAAATAGTATTAAAGTTGATTTTGGAGTTTTAGATTCTGTAACGTTAATATCTAAAGGGACTTGGAGAAAAGACAATTTAGTAAGCATAATTAAAATGACAAATAATATAGCAATTGATATACAAGGTCAACCTGATTGGAGTATTACTCACGATGGATCAAATGGTACATTTCAAGTAGATACTATTGATGGAGTTGCACCAATAACGTTAGATGATTTGTATAATAAAATGATAGCAATAGTAGCATAATGGATAACATAGATAAAGCAAAAGAATTAATAGATACAATACCATTCAATGAGTTTTGTACTAAGGTTAATAAATCATTTGATGCAATAGTTTGTATTATGGAATTAACTAAATCAGGGAATGAAGATATAATTAAAGTTTTAGAAAATGGCAGATAGCACAGCAACAATAGGCTTAACGGTAAAGATTGACGGTATTGATAGAGAAATATCTTCTTTAAAAGATTTAAAGCAAGCTAAGAAAGATGCTACCGATGCGTTCCTAAGAGGTGATAAAGACGCTGCCAAAGCATTAGCAGACTTAAAAGATAAAACAGAAGATTTAACAGATGCTACCCAAACATTAAAAGGTAGTGGAGTTGAAAAACTAACATCTTCTTTTAGTCAATTAAAAGACGGATTTGCTTCATTCGATGGCGAAAAAATATCTACTGCATTTAAGGGTATTGGTTCAGCTATGAAAGCTATTCCTTTACTTTTAATAGTTGAGGGTATTAGATACTTAGTTGAAAACTTTGAAGAGTTAAGTAGTGGTAGTGGATTTTTAGCAAAGGCTTTACGCTTTGTAGGTGATATTATTACAACTGTAAAAGATATTATTTTTGAGTTTACAGATGCAATAGGATTAACTAATACGGCTTTAGATAAGTTAGGAGATAGCACGGTAGAAAATGCTAATAAAGCTAAAGAGGCATTAGCAGCACAAACAGCAGAATATGATAGACAAATATTAATTGCTAAGGCAAGTGGTAAGAGTGCAGTTGATTTAGAGAAAGCTAAACAACAAGCAATTATAGATACTAATAAAGCATTAGTAGAACAAACCATTGCTTATGTACGTGAGGGTGGTCAGTTAAATGAGGAAAAAAAGAAACTATTAACAGAACAGTTAACAGCTATTAAAAATGCAAGGGTACAGCAACAAGTAATAGATATAACTGAAAATGCAAAAGAGTTAGATAGATATAAAAAGTTACAAGAAGAGAAAATAAAAGCCGAAAAGGATGCTTATGCTTTAAAGCTAAAACAAGCAGAAGATTATAATAAGTCATTATATGAAGCACAAAAATCTTTAAATGAAACTATTAAAGCTGAAAAGTTACAATTAGAAGATGACACTAATGTAGAACTACAACAAAGAAAGTTTACACAAGAAGAGTTAGATAGGGCTAGAAGAAACCAAGAGTTAGAAGAGTTTAAAAGTAATCAAGGTCAACAAGTCGAAGCCGTTACTGCTGCTTTAAAATCTACACAAGTAATTACAGACTTATTCTTTAACTACAAATTAAATAAGCATAAAGGCGATGCTAAAGCTGAACGTGAAATAAGAAAAAAGCAATTTAATGTTAATAAGGCTTTTGGTGTTGCTATGAGTATCGTTGATGGTATTGGTGCTGTTACTAAGGCATTAAACAATCCATACCCTTTAAACATTATTTTAGCTGCTGCTGCTGGTATCGCTGCAACTGCTAGTACTATTAAAATAGCTTCTGCTAAGTTTGAACCTGATTCGGGTGGTGGCGGAGGTGGCGGAGGTGACGCTGCTGCTGTTCCTATTCCAGCCCCTCCAACAATTAATACACCTAATGCAAACACTAATAGTAACACTACATTCGATGAGAACGGCAAGCGAATAGGTGATGGTGAAAAATCAGGTCAACCTACTATTAATGTGAAAGCAACAGTAGGAGTAGATGAGATAACAGATAAATCAAATAGAGTACAAGTATTAGAACAACAATCAACCTTTTAAAAACTAAAAACAATGGAACAACAATACCCAATTTACTCAATGGAGTTACAAGACGGAGAACTAAAGTATGGCTTAAATGATGTAGCTTTAGTTGACCAACCAGCTTATGAATCAATGTTTATGAAGTTTGATAGTGATGCTAAAGAGTTAAAGTTTGCTATTCAAAATGATGAGCAGCGTATAATTTTAGGGGCTTTAATGATACCAGATAAATTAGTACCTCGTATCGAAAACAATAAACCTTTCTATGTTTATGCTAGTAAAGAAACAATCTTTAATAGTGCTATGAAGTTTGCAAGAGAAAACAGAAATAACAATGTAAAACTTACACATGATACTAATGCTAATACTGGTGATGTGTTTATTTTTGAATCATTTGTTACAGATGAAAACAGAGTATCTAGTGTTAAAGGTTTTGAATCATTACCAGTTGGTACTTGGTTTATTACTTGTAAAGTATTAAGTGAAACTGTTTGGAATGCTATTAAAGATGGCACGTTCAACGGTTTTAGTTTAGAGGCTATGTTTAAGATGAATCCAGTTACTCAATTAAGTGAAACGGATATGAAAAAACTATTAGAGGCCGTTAACCAATAAAAGTTATACTATCTAAAATTTCTCGTATTATAATATAAACAATTAAAATATAAACATGGATTTATTAAAAGAGATTAACAAGATTGTTCCTGAAGATGTTAAAAAACAGATTCAGGAATTAACTGTTAAGTTTTCTGAAATCCCAGCAGTAGCACCAGCAGCACCAGCACCAACAAATTTAGCAACTATTGAAACTAAATTAATGGACGGTACAACTTTATCAGTTGACAAAATGGAAGTAGGCGGTGTTGCTAATATCATTTCTGAGGCGGGTACTTTACCAGCAGCAGATGGTGAGTATGAAGCAGAGGACGGTACGAAGATTACAGTTATGGGCGGTTTGATTAGTGCTATTTCACCTAAAGAAGTAGAAGCCCAACCAGAAACACCAGAGGCAGAAAATCCAATGGCTCAAGCTATGGCAGCATTAACTGCACGTTTAGCAGCTATTGAAACTGAATTTGCAAATGTAAAAGCTGAAAATGCTAATTTAAAAGTGGCTATGTCACAAGTAAATGAAGCGTCTAAAGTTTCTTTATCTGCAATCAATTCAATCATTTCACAACCTGCTGGAGACCCAGTACAAAAACCAAAAACACAATTAAGACAAGATAACCTATCTAGTTTAGGTGATTCAATTAATAAACTAAAAAAATAAATAAGACATGGCATACGATGTATCAGCTATTACAGGCTTTGTAAAAGAAGAAACAGCACCAATTTTATATCAAATGATATTAGGTGCTAAAACAGCGTCAATGATTGACGGTGCAGGAAATTTAATACCAGGTGTTAAAGACACTACTAAACTTCCTAAATTATTAAACGACCCAACTATTCAAGCGGATTCTTGCGACTTGACTGCAACTGGTGATAACGTTTTAACACAAATGACTTTAGATGTAGCTAAAATGGCTATCATGGAAAAACTTTGTGAGAAAGACTTAGAAACTACTGTATTCCGTTTGAAATTGAAAAACGGTTCAAACTATGATTCTTTGTTATTACGTACTGAAATTGTAGCAGAATTACAAAGACGTTTAGCGTTGAAAATGGAGAAATTAATCTGGCAAGGTGACGTAACCTTAACTGGTGACGCTAACTTAAAATGGTTCGATGGATTTAAAAAACTTTGGTTAGCTGATACTGATGTAGTTGTTGCAACTCCATCGCCTAAAATTCCTTTAGCTACTGCTGGAAATGCTCGTGCTGGTTTAATCGCTTTGTTTAAAAATATTCCTTTAGAGATTATTAATGATGCTGAAACAGTTGTATTTACTGGAATGGACGTTGTAAGAAACTACCAAACAGATTTAACTGCTGCTAATTTATTTAATCCAGCTTTATTTGGCGATATTAAAGAAATTGGTACTATTCCATTAGAGAATACAATGATTAAAGTTGTAGGTGTTGCTGGTTTAAATTCTCAAAAAGTAGCTTTTGCCGTTAACTTAAAGAATATGTATTTAGGTACTGACTTAGCTAACGAAGAGGAAACTATGGACATCACACAAGACCCTATTAAGAAATCTTTATTCTATATCCAAACAGCTTGGAAATTAGGAGTATCTTATGGTTACGGTTCTGAGGTTGCAGTTTATCAATGGTCATAATAAATAAGTAGGGGTGATTAAGTTCACCCCACTTTTAACTTTTAAAATAATAATAAAAAATGGCTTGTTCATTAACGCAAGGGTTTACACCCAAGACTTGTAAAACACCATCAGGGACTATTGAGTTCATGATAACTGATTTTGCAAATGTTACAGCTATCACTAAAACATCTGGAGTTATTACTGCTATTTCAGTAGCAAGTGGTAAACAGTTTTGGAGATACAAACAAAAACCAGAGGTAGCAAACTGGAAAGAAACTCAAACGAGTGATTCTAAAAGCGGTGCTTATAAGTATGAAACTGCTATTACTTTTGATATTAACTCTTTAGATTCAGCTACTAAGATTGAAACTGAATTGTTATTGAAAAATGCAGTAGTAGTAATTGCTAAAGATTCAGATGGCACTTATTGGTTAATGGGTGAAGATAACGGTGTAGAGTTCGATTCAATTGGATGGGACGGAGGTACAGAATACAGCTCTTTTAGAGGTGCAAAAGTATCAGGTAAACACATGGGATTCACACCAGTAGCATCAGTAAATAGCGGTTTAATTGCTGGTTTAATTTTACCAGCTAGTCCATAAGATTAGACTAAATTAATTACATTAAAGAGTAGCCCCGTAAGGCTACTTTTTTCTTTTACAATAAATTGAAATCGGTTAAACAATCTGTATAGTCTTTATACATTCCTACATTGTCAGAATGACCAGCACGTTGTATGGCAAAGAATTTATTTGTTACATAGCTTTTTAAATTACCATGACCAGCTAAAAACCTATCTATGTGCATATTCTTTTTAAAGTTTAAGATAGTATCATAAGCATTAGAATTAACTATGTAAAACTGTAAACCACAAAATTCTTTAGTTTCTTGCCAAAACTCATTATAAGGCGTTAATTTTTCAGTTGAGTATAATCCACCTAAAAGTATATTATAATCGCTAGGAATGTCTAAAAATGCTTTATTTGCGTATTCTTTTGCGTTACTTCTAAATTGTAAATCATCTTCTATAATTAAAACAGAATCCCAATTATTAGACTTAGCTAAACTAATACAGTTCATGTGGGCTTGTGCAATTCCTTTGTAAGGGCTATCTTCAATAACACCATTAACTAATTGAAATTCTTTATTATCAAAGAAACTATTAATCTCTTCTTTAACTTGCTTTAGTTTTTCGGGTCTATGTGGTAAGTTAATTACACACTTGTTAATTTTATTTAAGTCTATCATTGGTAAAGATTAAATTACAGAAGTTTTTGTAGTGTAAATTAAAACCATATTTAGCCATGTGTTGTTCATATAACTCACTATTAACATTGTTATATTCTACACATACCATCTTAACGTTATGCTTATTAAAATCAATTTGTTGTAATATCTCAAAATCCACACCCTCACAATCAATAGAAATAAAGTCAATATCTTTTAACTGTGCAATTTTAACAAACGTTTCCCACTTTTTTAAAGCTACTTTAGTTTCTGTAAACTCACAAGTCCCTTTCCATCTATCAATTTCATTCTTATCAATAGTAGAAAGTAGAGAGGTATCACCATTATTTAAGTGGGTTCCTGAATGATAAAAAGTAGTTTCACCGTCATAACTACCTATGGCAAAGTTAAAACATCTTACTTTTTTATTATCGTTATGTAGTTCAGATAGTTTAAAAAAAGCCTCTGTACTAGGTTCAACTAAATAGGCACTAAATCCCGATTCAATTAATCCTAAAACATTTGAAAGTGTTTTACCGTCATTCTCACCTAATGAAACACAAAGACCTTGTTTATTATTAAAGTAGTGGTTAATTACTTTTCCCTCACCGTATTGACTATAATCATTCATATTAATTCTTTTATTATATTTTCATTTGGAATATCACCACACCAAGTTTCAAAAATAGGGTTTTTATCGTTAAATACGCTAGTGCCTTTTGATATTCTGATAAATTTACACCCTTGTCTATCGTATAAATCCCAATCTTTTTTTTGTTTTGGTAATGGCATACCATACCATTGTAAACCTATCCATATAGTAATATCACCTTTATAGTAAACATTATCTAAATTATAAGTATCACATCCAAACCAATTTCTTTCTACATTTAATTTATCTCTTTGAGTGTAACCGTTATCTAGTAATATTTTAAATAAATTCATAATTTACATTCCTCGCATTGTAAAGATAACACTTTTATTTATATTATCAGAATAGTACTCTGAATAAATACCAGCGTTTGTTATTTCTAAATTTAACTTATTTAATATCATTGTGGCTGCACTTTGGTCTTGTCGATGAAAGCAAAATCTTTTATCCTGACTTTGGTTATCGTGTAACCTACTACCATTAAAAACCCCATCTTTAGCAGCTTGTAGCCATTGATAAATAAACTCTTTACCTAATGGATTTTCAGTATTAAAACCAAACATTGAAGTACTACAATCTTTGTATGTTTCGGCTGTATCTCTATCAGTATTAAAATACTCTAAACACTTATCACTACATACTTGAGCAGCATTATAACCACTAGTCCAAAAATAATAACCTTTATGATTAATTACATCAAAGATAGGGTTAGGGTTTTGAATAGCCCAAACGCTACAATCTAACCATAATACATGAGTGTAACCCATCTTTAATACTTCTGTAATAGCACTAGGTTTAATATTGTAAGCGTTGTTAGTATCAAATTCATTATTAGGAAACGAATTAAAAGTAATAATATCACCATTAAACCCATGATAAATTAAAGATTCTTTTAGTCTTTTAGTTCCTTTAGGATACCAACCTACACCATTAGAAGCGTTAATAATACAATGTTTTTTACTTGATTCCATACTTAGTTTGTGGATTTTCGTATTTATAGTTATAAAAATATAAAGGTTTATTAATAAAAACTTCGTTCTTTAAATGTGGTTTTAATCTTTGGCTATACTCATAATCTTCAGCATAGCTAATATCAGGAAACATACACTTTAAAGCTATTTCTCTTTTAACTGGTGTCTTATGGTAAATTGAACGTACATATCTATAACCGTCTATATTATCACTCCAATCATATTTTATAGAACTAGCAGCATTAACTTTTTTACCCTCCATATTACAAGCGATTTCAAAACCTACACAATCAGGTTTACTTTCAATAGCCTTTAATATTTCAGTAAAATAGTCATCACTTATATCGTCATCATCATCTACAAAACAAACATACTCACCAACCGACTTATTAATCAAATCGTTTCTTTTACCTCCTATTGTTTTAGTTCCTTTAGGTGAATTATCGTGTAAAATCTCTACACCTAAATTAAATGATAATAGTTTTAACTTTCTTAGTAGATTGTTAAATTTATCAAAACGTTCTGGTATTGTACAAACTAATACTGATAGTTTCATTTCTGTAATTTTCTTCTAATCCACATTATAGCTTCGGCATCTGATATATTTAAGTAATCCACATTAGGAATACCAAAACAGTTTTTAACACGTTCTAAATATATCTTTTCCCCTTGTTCCCATGTAGCATTAGCCTTATCATTAACTTCATCTTTTTTAGTTTCACCTTGCGTATAGTGGTTATGTTTAAATAGTAAGTCCATACGTTTATGAAGTTTACCCTCTAACTCAGCTTTATGTGTCATTTCAGTATCACAAAACATATGTTTATATTCAGGATAGTAAATGTAACCACATGATTCATAATAATCTCTATCAATAATAGGTAAGGTAACAATCCAACCTTGTAAACCGTCATTTGTTTTTAAGACGTTGTTTTTATGCTCTGTAAAGTGATTAATTAAATCAATATCCCAATCAGGATAACACTCAAAGTCATCACTAACTAATACTAAAATATCACCTTTGCAATTCTTAGCCCCATTGTTAGCAGCTTCTACTACATTGTTATTATCTGATATAATTACATTAAAACCCTCTATAAAGTTTTCTTTATAGTCTTTTAACTTACTATCTGTACTATCTATTGATAGTGTATAGTCTGCTAAATTAAGCACGCTAAACATATTGCTTAACCAATGCTTTGCAGTTTCAGCAGCTTGTTCTGGTCGATTTCTCGATGGATGGATTAAACTAATTTTCATTTTACAAATATATACTTTTTTTGATAATTCGTATTATATATTAAATGATTATTCAAAAAAATACTGTTAATACTTGCGTTTTTAGTTTATCTGAAAAGACTACTTTAACACCAGTTTATTACTTATTTGCTTTTACGAATACTCAGGATGAAACAGTTTTAACATTTACTTGTACTGATATTAGCACTAACAAGCTAAGATACAATGAGTTTGAAATAGAGGAAACGGCATACGAAGATAGATTAACCGGTAAGATTACTTTAGATTTATTAGGTAGTTATACTTATGAGATTTATGAGCAGTCAAGTGCTACTAATTTAGATTTAGCTAATACTGGTGGTTTAGTTGAAATAGGCAGAATAGACGTTAAAGGAACGGTAGCAGAAGATGAAACATTTACAGAAACTAGAACAATAAGCGTATTTAATGATTAATTTTGATATATTAGATAAAGAAAAAAATGTAGCTATGCTTAGTTTTAGTACTATGCAAATGCCTACATTTAAAGATAATAAAAGTAAAGGCTTTGTAGAGTTTGGTAAAAACAATGATTTTCCTAATCAGTTATTAAGACTTTATGAAGAGCATTCTGAACACGCTGCTATTGTAGGAAGTAAATCAAATTACTTATTTGGTGAGGGGTTTAAGGCTAAAGACGAATTACAGCAACCTTTTTTAGAACAGTTTTTAGCTAAGGCTAATAGATATGAAGATTGGTATGATTTAAACAACCGTATTAAAGTAGATTTAGAATTATTTAATGCTTGTTACTTTCAAGTTATTACTGATTTCACTGGTAAACCTAAAGAGTTTTATCATTTATCATACGCTAGTTGTAGAGTTTCTAAAGATAAAAATACTTTATTTTATAAAGATAATTGGTTAGATAATAAAGAGGAGTTTAGTACTTATGAAGAGTATAACCCTACCTTAAATAAGGTTGGTGTTTTCTTTATTCGTTTTGAGTATTATAAACCAACTGCTAATACTTTAGAATCTGTTTATCCATTACCTCAATATATCGGTTGTATTAAAGATATTAGTACTGATATTGATATTAGTACGTTTAATAATAATTATGTAGCAAATGGCTTTAGTGCTGGTACATTAATTACTTTCTTTAATGGTGAACCAACAGCAGACCAAAAGAGAGAGATTAAAAAAAGTTTATTAAATACACATTCAAGTCCAGATAAGGCTGGTAGTATAGTAATTAACTATGCTAATAAAGACGGTCAAGCTGCACAAATAACAGCTCTTAATGTAGATGACTTAGATAAGAAGTTTGAATTTACTTCTAAACGTGCTTTAGAGAAAATCTTAAGAGGTCATAACGTAACTAACCCTGAATTATTTGGAGTTAAAACAGAGGGGCAACTAGGTACTAGAGTAAGTTTAAAAGAGTCTTATGAGTTAATGATTAACACTTATACTAAACCTCGTCAAGGTATTTGGATTAAGTTTTATGAAGATTTAATTACTTTAGTTACTGGCATTAAAATACCTTTAGAGATTAAGCAATTAGAACCAATAGGTTTAGATTTAACTAATGACCCTGATTTAACTTTAGAAGAGAGAAGAGAATTAAAAGGATATGGTAAAGTAGTAACTCCTAAAGTTGGAGCAGATGGTTTACCAGTACAAGCCGAAACAGTTGAAACTAACGATAATTTAAAAGGTTTAACAGCTAGTGAGAATGCAGATATGATACGCATTGTTAGGGACTTTCAAAAAGGGCGTAATGGTATGAATCAACATATGGCGGTTACTCGTTTAAAAGCATTTGGTTTAACAGAAGATGAGGCTAACAAATGGTTAGGAATTGAGCCACAAGTAAAAATGTCTAAAGTAGATTCTACTGATTTTATATTAGCACAATTTGCATCTATTGAAAATACAACTAAAGATTTAAAGTTAGAGTTAATTTCAGAAGATGACGTTCATTTTCATACAGATAAAGACGCTGTTAAATTTGAATTAGCAATGGATGTTAAATTTGCAGACGTTAAAAAGACTTCTTGGCTAGATAGATTAATTAGCGGTTTAACTGGTACTGTAACTCCTACACCTACTGAAATTAAAGACATAGCTAAAGAAGAGAATCCAAAGGTTAAAAAGACACAAATTTTAACTAAATATTATTATGAAGTAAAACCTGATGCACCAGCTTTAAAAACATCAAGCCGTAAATTTTGTAAAGAAATGATGACACTATCTAAAGATAAAGATGGCTTTACTTATGAGCAAATTGATAGCGTTAAGTTAGCTGGTTTATCTAATGGATTTGATGAGGTTTCTAATATTTGGGATTATAGAGGTGGATTTTATACTAATCCTAATACTGGCGAAACAGACCCATTTTGCAGACACTACTGGAAAGCTAAAACATATAGAATAATTACTGAATAATGGATGAATACTTATTTATATCTCAAGACTATTTAATTGAAAACTCAATTATAAATTCAAACGTTGATTATAAAAATTTACGTTCTACTATTATTATGGTGCAAGATATCTACTTACAACAGATACTAGGTACTGTTATGTATGAAGATTTATGTGCAAAAGGTTTATCTAGTCCTAGAGGCTTTAACTCTGATGAGATAACATTAATTAAAAAGTATATTCAAAAAACCCTAATGTGGTATGTTTTAATGGAATCTACACCAGAGTTTAAATTTAAGTATATGAATAAGGGTGTTATGGTTAAGAGTTCTGAAAACTCACAAGCAGCAGACACAAACGATTTATTCAAATTAATGGATATGTGGCGAATTAGAGCGGAGCAATATGCCGAGCTTTTAACTAAATATTTAACTAATAATACTATTTTATTCCCTAAGTATTTAGATTATACTTGCGAGGGATTAAACGCAGCTACTACAAACTATTCAACTGGTATAGACTTAGACACAGACATATATGAGCAAGGTAAACCAACAAAAATTATTATTAGCGTTAATTAAGAAAAACCCTGAAGTTTATGCTAACCTTAAACCAAACGATAGAGATTTTAAAAAACTTTTCTTTAAAGCACAAGCAATTAGGAAAGGGAACAAGTAATGCACATTTTTACTTCGGTGATAAGTGGGAAGTAAACGATAATGATGATTTACTTTATCCTTTAATGTGGGTTTCTTTATTGCCTACTCAAACTGATAAAAGTGGTTTAGTTACTCGTAAATTTCAAATAGACATATCTGATAAAGTTAATTTAGATGAATCAAATGAGAATCATGTTTTAAGTGATACAGAATCTATTTGTTTTGATTTATTAAACTACTTAGAACAAGTAGCTGATACTGATGATATAGGCTTATTATTTGGCAATACAAGCGAGTTAACCGATTATACAGAAGATAGAGATGATATGGTTAGTGGTTGGTTTTTTACAGTAGAAATCAAAACACACCAAAACAATACAAGTTGTAATTTACCTATTAATGCTGGTAGCATTTTAGATGATACTTATATTTATGTAGGTGCAGATTTAGCTAATGGATTCACAGTAGAAATTAAAGACCAGGATGGTAATGTGATACAAACATTCAATACAAGTGGAGAATATGTGGTAACTGTATTAAGTGGTATTAAAGACACTATTACAAGTAATGTAACAACAATAACAGACGATATAATATAATGGGAATAGTTGACGGTAGTTTACAATTAGGATATAAAGATACGGCATGGTTTACGGCTAATGCTACTTTAGTATTATTAGTAGGTCAAATAGTTTATTTAGAACAAACTGGAACTTATAAATTAGGTGATGGTACAACTCAATTATCAGCCTTATCTTTTTTAGGTGGTAGCGGTTCAGGTCTATCAGGCTTAACAACCAACAAAGTATTAAAAGCTGGTAGTGCTACTACTGCTGTGGATAGTAATATTACTGATGATGGTACAAATGTAGGTATAGTAACTGGTAATAGTCAAATTTATGCACTACCTACTGAGGCTGGTTTTTATTATTTTGAAAATAATACTGGAATAGTTAAAGTAAATGATTCTGGTACATATTTACAACAT